CTCCGCGTTCAAGGTGAACCGCCGCTGATGGCTGAAGAGCCAGCGGAGCAGGCCCCACAGCCTGCAACGATTCACATTCTCGGTGAGGGTGGGGGCGTTTTCGAACTGTCCCTGCCCCTGCATGAGACCATCGCTGACAAGCTCGCTAAGGGCCTTGTCCGCCGCGTCCTGCCTGACGGCAGCCCCTATGTGGAGGGCGACCGGCCTGACGGTGTCCCGTCCCTACCGGAGTCCCGGCCCGCCATCAACGCGGTCAAGGCTGAGTGGGTGGGCTGGGCTGTTGTCCAGGGTCTTTCCCCGGATGAGGCTGAGGCGTTGACGAAGACGGACCTGATCGAGCGTTTCGGCGCCGGCCAGGAACCTGCCGAACCGGCTGAGCCTGTCATCGAACCGGATCCCCCGGTCGAACCTCCGGCCGAGTAACACCAACGTGGGCCGCGTCTTCGGGCGCGGCCCACACCCCACACACTTTAGGAGGCCCGCATGGCTGGTCTGTTCGGCAACTTCGTCGTCCCCGACGCCCTCGCAGCCCCCACGGACCTCGCAGCATGGACCGGCACGACGGCCCCGGCCAACGCCGTCCCGCTGCTGCGCTCCGCCACCACCCTGGTACTGGCGGCCACGAAGGGCGCCTACTACGCGGTAGACCCCCTCACCGGGCTTGCGACGGACCCGGTTGTGGCGAACGTCCTGAACCAGGCCACCTGCATCCAGGCCGCGGCGTGGACGGCTTTGGGCGTCAACCCGTTGACCGGGGGCGTGGCCTTCCCCACCGTCGTCTCGGCCAAGTCCATCGGTTCCGCCCGCCTCACCTACGCGGACGCCGCAGCAGCCGCAGCGGCGAAGACCGCCGCCGTCACCGAACTCGTTCCCGAAGCCGTTGCGAAACTCTCCCAGAACAACCTCCTGCCCACGAACGTCTGGATCTACGGCTGATGGT